CAAAGAAGGCACCAAGATCAAAGGTGGTGTGCGTGTTAACAACTGTGTGCCTAACGAAAGTGTGGCAGAAGAATACAATGGCAATGTTAAAGATACAGAATTAAAAAATGTAGATCCTGCTAATCATAGTCGTGGTGAAGGCGAATTTGTTAAAAATCAACTGCACACTATGAAACGAGTAATAACACACTTAGATAATGCAATCGGCCGTGGTGAAGACCTACCAGACTGGGTCCAAAGCGAAATTGCCCAGGCCGTAGATAAAATTGTAGGTGTTATGGATTACAGTATCAGCAGTAAAGAACAAGACATTGAAAAGCATACAGACGATTCTGCGCTAATGAAAGAAGAGTTTGATTTAATTGAAAGCGTTATTGAAAACCTCGCTCTACACAACGGCGTAGATGCTGAAATGATCTGGGAAGATTTAGAAAGTCTAACCGATGATGAATTGTATGTATTTGCTACTACAACTCCAGTTATGGAAGATTGGCAAAAAGTCAACAAAAAGGATAAGACTGATGGTATGAGCAAAAAAGCTGTAAATGCTTATCGTCGTGAACATCCTGGTAGTAAACTAAAGACCGCTGTAACTACCAAGCCTAGCAAGTTAAAGAAGGGTAGCAAAGCCAGTAAACGTCGTTCAAGTTATTGCGCTAGATCTGCAGGTCAAAAGAAAATGCATCACATTGATTGTTCCAAGACACCAGACAAGGCAATTTGCAAATCACGACGCCGTTGGAATTGCTAATATGAACCCAAACGAATATCCAGTATACCCCGAAGACGACGGTTATGATAGTCCAAGAAATCCTTACTCGCCAGTCTGACCCCCAAGAAGAACTAGACGCTATACTTGCCAAATGTTGCGAGATGATTCTTGATGGACAAGAATCCAACAGTGATTTTTTTGGTATGGTTGGCGCCTGTGTAGTATGCCCGGATGGACGGCTAGTATATGGAGTCAACTACGAAGCCAAAGACGGTCGTCGAGTACACGCCGAACGTGCCGCGTTAGAACGTTGCGGTGATGTTGGATCAGACTGTATGATTGTTACTACCTTAAGTCCTTGTAATCGTCCAATGGATGAACGTTCAGGAGAAAGTTGCGAAGACTTAATTGCTGAATACGGCATTGAGCACGTTTACTGTGGCTACAAAGATCCTACACAAGATCAAGACGCCAGCATTGAAACTCGTAATCCAAAATTAAAAGAACTTTGTAAACGGTTTGCCGATACCTTTTTAAAGAATACACTACCTTAGGACGTTATGCGTTACTAGTGTATGCCCGGCTGCTGGGCTAACATATTTGGGAGTCGTGCCCCGGAATGTATGTTTAAAGTGAGCAATAATTCCAAAACACTCTTGCGTTCCGCAATTAAATACTGTATAATAGTTCAATTAACAAGGAGATTCAAATGTCATCACGTATGTTTAGCGCCGAGCAAAAGGCAAAACTCACACAAATTATTAACGAAGGTATGGCTGTACTTCAAGAGATTGAAGACCTCAACGCCGGACTCAGTGATACAGTCAAAGCCATTGCTGAAGAAATGGAGATCAAACCTGCTGTTTTAAAGAAAGCAATTAAGATTGCCCAGAAGAGCAAGTTAGGCGAAACAAACAGTGATCACGAAGATCTAAATACCATCCTAGAGACTGTTGGTAAAACACTCTAATGTTTCAATTTGGTGATTGGATTTATGGCACGTGGAGTTACATTAAGCGTGACTTCACCGAATGGCCTCTGCGTTTCTGTGCCGAAGTATTTGCCTGGGCCTGTAGCGTAATTAGTGCTATTATATTTGCAATAACTGTTCCAGACGTACCAACAGTTCCGTTGTATAGTATTTTCATTTCAGGATGTTTTGCTAGTGCGTGGACCTGTTGGACTCGTGGCAGTTTTGGCTTACTAGCCAATTATGTATTTTTGATTACCATTGACAGCGTTGGATTAATACGCTATATTGTTAATCACTAAGAGTCGTTCACTTTACGAACAAGTTGAAAAGTATTTGTCGGCTATAAGCGACATTGGAGAATAGATGAGTTATATTGATGCACTATTCGATCGAGATAAAGATCGAATTCACGTGGTAGAACGAGTAGATGGTGAGCGTGTATATCGAGAATATCCAGCCAACTATGTATTCTATTACGATGACCCTCGCGGTAAGTTTCGAACAATCTACGGCACACCCGTAGGACGTTTTGCTACACGCAACGGCAAAGAGTTTCACAAAGAACAACGTGTTAACTCAGGTAAGCGACTGTGGGAATCGGATATAAATCCTATCTTCCGTTGCTTGGAAGAAAACTACCTGGGTGTAAATTCCCCCAAACTACAAACAGCCTTTTTTGATATTGAGGTGGACTTTGATCCACTAAGAGGCTACTCAAAACCCGAAGATCCATTTAATCCTATTACCAGTATCTCAGTGTATCTAGACTGGATGGATAAACTTGTGACAATGGTAGTGCCGCCCAAGAGTTATAGCTGGGACACCGCACAAGAAATCTGCAATAAATTTGACAACTGCTATTTGTTTGAACGAGAAGAGGATATGCTTAACACATTCCTTGACCTAATTCAAGATGCAGATATCTTAAGTGGCTGGAACTCAGAGGGCTACGATATTCCCTATACTGTAATGCGTATCCATCGTGTGTTAAGTAAAGACGATACCAGACGCCTATGTTTATGGGGACAATTTCCAAAGCAACGTACCTTTGAACGCTTTGGTGCAGAAAACTTGACGTTTGACTTGATCGGCCGGGTGCATATGGACTATATGCAACTGTATCGTAAGTACACATACGAAGAACGTCATAGTTACAGTTTGGATGCTATTGGTGAATATGAATTAGATGAACGCAAAACACAATACGAAGGTACGTTAGATCAACTGTACAATAAAGATTTCCCTACGTTTATTGAATATAATAGACAGGATACAATGTTGTTGGCTAGACTAGATAAGAAGTTACGCTTCCTAGACCTAGCCAATGAACTGGCTCACGATAATACTGTGTTGCTACAAACCACAATGGGTGCTGTGGCAGTAACGGAGCAAGCAATTATTAACGAAGCACACAGCCGTGATATGGTTGTACCCAACAGGAGATCTAGAGATGACCAAGGAGAAACGCAAGCCGCAGGTGCCTATGTTGCTTATCCCAAAAAAGGGATTCACGAATACATCGGTGCCATTGACATCAACTCGCTCTATCCCTCGGCTATTAGAGCCCTCAATATGGGTCCAGAAACGATTGTTGGGCAACTCCGAACAACAATGACAGATCACTACATCAAGGAAAAAATGACCGCAGGGTCAAGTTTTGCTGATGCGTGGGAAAATATGTTTGGTACATTAGAATACCAAGCAGTTATGAGTATGGAGCCAGGTACAGAAATTACATTAGACTGGCAAGACGGATCTAGTGATGTAATGTCAGCCGCTAATATATGGCGACTAATATTTGATAGTAACCAACCTTGGACTATTAGTGCCAATGGTACTATATTTAGATTTGATATGAAGGGTATTATTCCCGGACTATTAGAAAGGTGGTATGCAGAACGAAAAGAAATGCAAGCGAAAAAGAAAACCGCAACATCTAAGGAAGATGAAGCGTTCTGGGACAAAAGACAACTCGTTAAAAAAATTAATCTCAACTCGCTTTACGGTGCGATCCTCAATCCGGGTTGCCGCTTCTTTGACCAGCGCATTGGCCAAAGCACGACACTTACTGGGCGCATCATCGCAAAACATATGGATGCCCACGTCAATGAAGCGATCACAGGTGAGTACAATCATACCGGCGAAGCCATCATATACGGGGACACGGACTCGGTCTATTTCTCAGCCTGGCCGCAAATCAAAGCGGAAGTAGATGCTGGCCGGATGGAATGGAACAGAGAAATCTGTGTACAATTATACGACACCATCGGCGAAAGTGTTAACGAATCTTTTCCGGCGTTTATGGAACGTGCTTGTCATTGCCCAAGAGATATGGGTGCAATTATTATGGGCGGTCGAGAACTTATTGCGGCCAAAGGCCTGTTTATTAAGAAGAAACGTTATGCTGTATTAATTTTTGATCAAGAAGGTGTGCGTTTAGACACACACGGCAAACCAGGTAAAGTCAAGGCTATGGGATTAGACCTAAAACGGTCAGATACTCCCAAGGTAGTACAGGACTTCTTAAGCGATATTTTGTTAGACGTATTAACAGGCAAAGACAGAGAATCTATTATTACCAAAGTCAAAGACTTTAAGATTTTGTTTGCCACAAGACCAGCGTGGGAAAAAGGTACACCTAAACGTGTCAACAACCTGACCAAGTATGCAGCAGAAGAAGCACGTCTAGGCAAAGCAAATATGCCCGGACACGTCAGAGCCGCAATGAACTGGAATAACCTTAAGCGTATGCACGGTGATAACTATAGTACCAGTATTGTAGATGGTATGAAAACTATTGTGTGTAAACTCAAAGACAATCCAGTAGGATATACCAGTGTGGGTTATCCCACAGATGAAACACATATCCCGCAGTGGTTTAAAGAGTTGCCATTTGATGACAGCAGTATGGAATCTAGTATTGTAGATCAAAAGGTAGAGAATTTACTAGGAGTGCTTGAATGGCGTATTGCTGAAAGCACAGATATTAAAACAACGTTTGATGATTTGTTTAGTTTCGAATAATGACATTTAAAGATCTTGTCGCAATGCGAGCCCATTTACTAAGTCAGTATAACACCGACCCTATTGTTACGGCTGTTCAAAAATTAGAAAATCAACTCACGTCATTCGGTGATGATAAAACAGATATTACTCAAGAGTTTGAATCTGAAGTAATTAGTCTAGTCAATGATTTAAATCGTATACATACAAATTTAAAATTCAATCGAGACAGATATAATAATTTATTAGAACGTGTTGAAGATGCTATATCAGTTGAAAGTACTAAGTTCCTAACTGACAACTATAGTTTAGAATTAAAAGTAGAAGCCGAAGCAGTTGGTAATATTAGAAAAGTACGAGTATTATCACTTTCTAAAGAAGTGTTAGAAGAAATTGAACTGCGAGTTGGCAAATACTCAATTTGGCAATTTCCCACATTGGAAATTGGATGTCGAGATGGCGAATGGACTAAACTTCTTGTAGCTGGGGATCCATTGTATATTACCGACCACTACAGAGATTTTTTAGAAAGTGCGGTAGAACAATTTACACCAGAATATCAAAATCGTATTAGGCCATACTTGACTAGAGATGCAGATTTATCTATGCTACCACAAGGGCAATTTGGATTTGTCTTTTGTTGGAACTTTTTAAATTATCGTAGTATGGATACTATCAAAGAATATCTTAAATCAGTTAAAGAATTATTACGTCCTGGCGGCACGTTTATGTTTAGCTACAACAACGGGGATATACCAAAATGCGCCGGCTACGTTGAATGGGTATGGATGAGTTATATACCAAAGCGTATGCTTGTGCCATTATGCGAAAGTTTGGGATTTGAAATTACTGCTGCACCGGACTACGACGAATCAGGTACTGCAATTAGTTGGATCGAATTACGCAAACCTGGTGTGCTATACAGTCCTAAAAAACAACAGGTCTTGGGCGAAATAAAAACAATAGACCGTTGACTTTTTCTAAATAAACCTATACACTACTACTATTACGGAGAAAACTATGTTTGATTATTTAAAAGATATTGTACAACACACTTATGGCTTGGGCGTCATTAGTATGATTAAAGTAACTGGTACCAAAGAAGGTACACAGATTAATGCATTTGACCAAGCAACTAAAACGGTCGTATTAAATGCCGACTTCAAAGCACCAATCGCTGAATTTCAAGGCGTGTTTGGTATGCCCAACTTGGATCGACTAAACACCATTCTTAACATTCCTGAATACCGGGAAGATGCTAAGATCACTGTGTCTAGTCAAAAGGATCCAGAAGGTAACGATGTTCCTGCCAGCGTTAATTTTGAAAACAAGACCGGCGACTTTAAAAATGCCTATCGCTTTATGTCGACTGCTGTTATCAACGATCAATTAAAAAACGTTAAGATGAAGCCAGTTAAGTGGGGTGTTGAAGTTGTTCCTACAGCACTAAGCATTCAAAAATTAAAGTTCCAAGCAATGGCACATTCAGATGCAACTACATTCAGTAGTAAAACTGAAAACGGCGAACTAAAGTTTTTCTTTGGCGATGCTGCTAGCCACGCAGGTTCATTTACATTTGCCACTACCACAGGTAGTTTAAGTAAACAATTGAATTGGCCAGTTGCGGTAGTAAACAGTATTTTGAGTTTACCTGGAGACAAACAGTTTAAAATCAGTGACGAAGGTGTTGCAGAAATTACTGTGGACTCTGGATTGGCTGTGTATCACTATATGCTGCCAGCGCAAACTAAGTAATGCAATCCGCAAATAGATTAATAAGTAGAGGTCATAGTCCGGGCGGTGGTATGATTAGCCCGGACCGAAAGTATTTTTATTTAAACATACCTAAAAATGCCAGTACCTTTACTACTAATTTACTTAAAGCAAACGGGTGGGAATACTGGAACTTGTCAAACAGAGAGTTTCGACACGTTGTTATTGTACTAAGAAATCCAATTGACCGTTGGATCAGTGGATTTGCTACTTATGCATCAAGTTGGTTATTGGGTACAGGGTATGGCAGTGATCATTTTGTACAAGACTATAATTCATTGGTAGAACGTTTGATATTTGATAACATTGTATTTGATGATCACACTGAACCACAATCTACATTTGTTAAAGAAATTCCAGAAAACTTTAATAAAATATTCCTAATGCCCAACAATGGAAATCTAGTAGAATTATTAAACAATACGTTAGATTGTAAATTAACTGTACCCGATGATATTGATGATAACAGCGCAGAAAGCAATTACGATACCGAACAAATTAGTAGATTTATTCGTGACCGACTTACACTGGCAGTAAGAGAAAAAATTAGTAACGCATACCGCGAAGATTTTCGAATGATAGACAACATACAAGTATACAACAATGACGCAAGATAACTTAACTGCCAAACAAGCAGACTATGCTGTGTTCCTTCCGGCCATTAGTGGTTTCTATGCTACCTTTATAGGCAAGCAACGTAA